ATCCTGCCTCCTGTCCATGATTTTCCGGGGTATACTTGAATATCTTCGTGTTCCACTCATAATAATAAGCGTCCAACCTTAACTCATAATCATATTTTCCCGGCGCCACATTGGGCTTCTGCAAGGATAGGTATTTATATACCTTGGACAGCTTACCCCCTAAAGCGTCATCGAGTACCCCTCTCATGTCCACATTGTCGCCCGGCTTGAAATCAATAGGCGTTTCAACGCTAAAAGGAAGGGTTATATAGTCCTCCTTCATCAAGGTGAATCTCCCCTTTGCGCCCCGGTTTATAGGGGTCGAGAAACGAGTATTGCCAGATATGTCCTTTATCTCGATCATGAACTCAAAGTTCACGCATATAAGGGGGATGGCAAAAAATCAAGCGGACCTAAAAAAAACAATGACGGGATTGTTGTAATTTTGTTGTAGGAGGAAATAAAAAAGCCCGAACCGAAAGGACGGAACGGGCTTAAGAGAGAAAAATAATTTTATTTTACTTTTTATTCATTTCTACGAATTTACCACTATTCTCCCATATCATAATGAAAGTATTTAATGAAGATCCATTTAATGAATTAACTTCTATCATTTTATATCCATACAAGAAAGCAAAAGGGAAAGAATATCCATCAGGCTTATACATAGCTATAACCATATATTTACCATTAGCCACATTCTCAAATATATTAACTCCTACCGTATTGTTGGAGATATATTTAGGAGTCAAGGCTGTTCCATCCTTTAATACAATATGTCCATCATTAGCCATTGCATTAACCGATGCCTCTTTATCAAAGTTTTTAGCATCTTCATAATCATATAAAGCTACAATACTAGGAGAAGCAATCTTTGTATCATCC